AGCGATTTTCTCCTTCAGCTTTTTGAGTTCATCGTCTTCCAGATCTCCCGGGATTGTCAGGACTCCGCCGGGCATCGCCTCGTTTTCGAAATAGGTCATTGCCTGCCGTTGGATTTTATTGCCCAACGATCCGGACATCGCACAGGCATAAATTGGCGGAACGCCGATCAGCGGATGCCAGAGAGCCGGCATTCGATCGTGGATTATCTCGCTGGCTTGCACCACGATCGTCGCGTCCGTGATCCCGGAAAGCGGATCCGGATTCAGGCTGTAATAAACATTCCCCTCCTGGGTCACCAATGGCGTCACCAGATGCGGGTCCAGAACATACATCGCCGAAACGACTCCGCGGCCGTCCCGTTCCTTCAGGATGTACGCGTTCCCGTAGAGCAGCTTGCTCAGAATCCATTGGGTAAGAAATTGGATTCTGTTTTGGTAATGGTTGGGTTTTCTCAGGACCGACAGCCACGGCTGGTTTTCCGTGATCTCGGTCCAGATCCCTCCGTCGTTCCTGCACAACTTGATCCGCATTTTGGCGACGTCGGAGGCGATTCCGGTCACGCAGGCATAGACGGCAGAATTCCTGAGCAGGTTTTCATGGCTGTCGTACTTGGCTGCTCTCTGCCAGGCTCCGGTGAATGGCTCCGAAACTATTCCGACGATGGCCGAGAATAAGTGCGACAGAGACGATCCTACTGCCGTGGCCTGCATCCCGAATGCTCTTTTAACGAGCTGTATTCTGGATCGCAGCGTCATGATCTATTTCTCCGATTTTGCATTTCGACGGGATCGGCCGGCAGGCTTTTCTTTCTCCGGCGCCGCGCTATCGGTTTCCTCTTCTATGGCTTCGCTCTCGCTCTGTTCGGTTCGATCGGTGGCGCTTTCCGCTTCCGAGTCCTGCGTCTGGCCAGTCGGTTGTTCCGATTGCGCCGGCGCTTCCGGTTTTGGGCTCAGAATTGAGGCGGCCGGCTGGATTGGCTTTGGCTCGACCTCAGTCGTCATCGGGGCCGGCCTTCCCGGGATCGGGAATTTCACGACTGGGCTGTCTTCAATGACCACCACTCCCAATGTCTGCAGGAGCGACGCATGATCATCGCGCATCGGTATCGCGGATCCGACTTTGTGATGCGCTCCGCCGTATGATTTTGCCTTCAAAAATTTCACGGTTTTCATCTGGCTTCTCCTCGGTTAAATGGGGAAGAGGGATCCCGAGTATTGGGATCCCTCCGACTGCTATTCGGCGCCGCTCCGGAACTAGGCAGGGCTGCCGGCTCCGTAATTTGCGGATGTGAGGTAATAGACGGCCGCGGTCCTCCGGCGCAGCCAGTTGATGATCCGTTCCACTCGCAGGGCGACCATGTTGGACTGGAACAGAGACACGTTTGTTGTTACCTGCGGGCTCACTCCATCGTCCATGGTGATGGTCGCCTCGCGGCTCGCGTCGACGGAGATCCCGCCGTCGTCCGCCAGGAGGATCTCGCTCTCCTTGACGAACACCATCACTCCGGAGGCGCAGCTGTTGCTCACGACTACCGGATATCCTTCCAGCATTCCGCCGTCCGGCCGGATGTCGGGGAATTCCTTCTGTCCGAGCAGATTGCGCATCATCATGATCTGGACCGCGAGGGTCGGACGCATGACGATCGAGAGGCCGCTGGGATCGATGTTGGCGGCGATCAAAGCCTGCAAGGCCGTGGCGATGTCGTTTCTCAGGTCGTCCGCGGTTGTCCCGCTGGCAGCCGAGTTGGCGGCCCCGTTTGTAATGGAAGCCGGATTGACGTTGGCGACCGCGGCTACGGTCGGGCTCACGAATTGTTCATCCAGGAACTGGCGGATTGCGTTCGCCATATCGGTCCGGACGAGGGCTTCGGCCGAAGGATTGGAGAAGCGCACCAGCTCGTCCGTGATCACCACGATGCCGGCGGCTTTGGCAAACCGCAGGGTGGTCGTGTCGAAATGGATTTTGCTGACGGGTTTCGGGTTCCCTTCACCTACCCAGTTCACGGAGCTTCCGGCATCCTGCAGGGGCATGCGGATGTTAAACGGCACACGTCGCAGGCCGGTCATTTTCCCCATGATGGTTTGGGGCCGGAGGAACTCGATAAACTCCGACGCCATGTACGTGTAGTCCGCCAGCTCGGAGGCCCATCCGTCGGTTGACGTATCGCCGGCGTCAACCGCGACGTTCAAGACTTGAGGGATGTCCAAGTTGGACGCTAGCACGCGTTCCACCTGGGGCGTCGTGTCCTTCCAGTGCGCCTGGGATCGGGCGATATCCAGAGGCGTTCTCCGTCGTTTGTCGATCACGGCGCCCATCAGGGCCATGGCATAACGGACGAATCCGGTGCCGGGCTGAATGTTGGGCCCGCCGACCACGACCACGTTGCGGGAGGTCGCCGTTCTGGTTTGGGTTGCCGCGGCCTGGCTGGATGTCGCCGGCTCGGTCACAGGAACGGCTGCGGCTACCATCTGCTTTTCGTGCGCGCGGAGGCGAACGAGGTGGGCGTCGATGGCGCCGACTTCCGTCTGCAGGCCATCGTATTCCTGGGTCTCGGTCTCATTGAGGGTTCTTCCCTCATCGCCGGAGATTCCCATGATTTCAGTCATGCGCGCTGTGTTTGCAGCTCGCTTGGCTTCGAACTCGGCTATTTGCTGCTTGATGTTTTTTTTCAATGCATTGTCTCCAGGAATCCCCGAAGCGCCGGGGTTGTATCGGTTCAAATAAACCGCCTGGCGCTTGTTGCCGATCGCGGCCGACGCCTGGGCGATTGCTGCGGGAAGATTGCGGAACTTAAACCGGTTGAGATCGTAATGGGCCGCGGCCGCCAGGGATTCGACGGTGTCGTCAGCGAAACCGTATTCCACGGCTTCCTCCGCGTTCATCCAGGTTTCGGCCGCCATCAGCTCTTCGATCTCTTCCTCCTCAAGGCCGGTCCTCTTGACGTACGTGGTGATGATCGTGCCCTTGATTTTGTCGAGCATGTCGGCCATTTTGCGGAGCTCCTCCGCATTGCCGATCGCATAGGTCCAGGGATCGTGAACCATCATCAGGGCGTTTTCGGCGATATGGATCTCGTCGCCGGCCATCGCAACAACGGACGCGATCGAGGCGGCCAGGCCGTCGATGTAAACGACCACGCGCGCTTTGTGCTGTTTCAGCAGGTTGTAGATGGCGTTCCCGTCGAACACGTCTCCGCCCGGGCTGTTGATGTGCAGGGTGATCAGCGTAATGTCGCCGAGCGCTTCCAGGTCGTCCTTCAGGCGCTTTGCGCTCAGGCCGCCGAACCAGGTTTCTCCGATTTCCTCATAAATCCAGATGTCGGCTTCGCCTCCGGCGAGGTTCTTGATCTGGTATCCCTTTGAATTGTCTTTTACTGCCGCTCTCGGCTTCATTGCCTCCTCCTCAGGAATAGGGTTTTCAAACAAACAGGACCTTGGGCTTGACCAAGGGCTTTCTGTTGACGATCAACCTCGCCAGTCCGTTGATGCCGGCCTGTATCCCGTCTATTCGTTTCCGGTCACGGTTCCTCTTGGGCTTCGAGGGCTTGACGTTGTCCTGTGTATCTCGAATGACCGAGAAGCAGTCGGCCATCCAGGTCAGGACGTCGTTTCCGTTGTGGCGGATCTTCTTGGTCTGCACCAGCCGGAGAAGTTCCTTTGTCGGGGCTGACATGCTTGCTATGCCCTGTCCGATTGGTGTCATTTCCAGGCCGTCGTTTTTAAGATCCGTCACTATCTGGGTGGCCATCCATCGGTCATATCCGACTTCCCGGATGTCGTAGATATCCGCGAGTTCCGATATGTGTTTCCGGAGGAGGCCCTGGTCGATTTGGTTTCCGGGTGTCGTATGGATCAAGCCCTGCGCCACCCAAATGTCGTATGGCACTCTGTCTTTTCGCGCGCGCTTCTGCAGCTCGTGAGCCGGTATCCAGAAATGCGGGATCCAATAAATCAAATCCTCGCGTTCGAAGAGCATCACAAAGGCCGTGATGTCCTCTGTGGCCGACAAGTCCATGCCGGCGAAGCATGGCTTCCCGATAAATTCGCTGGGATTGAACGGGTCTCCGCAGGCCAGCCAATCTTCCAGGGGAAGATATCGTTCTTCCTGTCCCACCCATTGGTTCAGCCTTAATCGCCGGAAGGAGTTTTGCTGCGACGGGTTGTTCGCTGCTTGTCGGTATTCCTCCCGGATCTTGTCGAGCTGGAGATGATGTCCGAGCGACGGATTCGCTTTGAACCATCCCGTGGCCGGCTTGATCAGGTCCCCGTCCCGGTTGTATCGCGCCGGTTCTCCTTCGAGCGTCCAATCTTCTTTTTCCTCGAGGCCATAAACGGCTGAGTAATAGGACGGGTCTCTAAAAATTCCCTTCTCGACGCTGCGAGCATAATCGTGCTGCTGTTCGCATATCGGGCTCTCGCCGATGATCCCGGCCGTGGTGATGGCGAACATTAGCGGCTGAGTCCGCGTCGCCATCCCGTATTTCAGCACATCCCAGAGATCGGTATTCTTTTGCCTGTGCAGTTCATCGAATATCGCCATGTGCGGGTTAATCCCGTCTTGGGTATTCGCATCCGAGCTGATTGCCTTCAGAAAGCTATTCGTGTCGGACTTCAGTGTGATCGTTTTTACGCTCGGGTAAATATTGCACAGGGCGTTTAGCCTCGGGTTGTTCCGCACCATCTGGGCCGCCACTCGGAATCCGATGGAGGCTTGATCCCTCGAGGCGGCCGCGATGTACACCTCGCATCCCGGCTCATCGTCCATCAAAAGTCCAAAGAGAGCGATGCCGGCGGCCAGTTCGGTTTTTCCATTTTTCTTGGGCACCTCGCAATAAACGGTTGTGAATTGCCGTAGGCCGTTTGATTTCACATTGCCGAAAACATTCCAGACTATTTCTCGCTGCCAATCCAGCAGATGGAATGGTTTTCGTGCATAGACTCCCTTTGTGTGGGTGAGCATCCGCTCGAAAAATCGTATGCAAAGCTCGGCATTTTTTTCGACGAACATGCAGTTCCGCTCATGCCATTAATTCTTCCCGCAGAGATTTTGTTGGGATGTCGTCCAGCTTGATGCGCGTTCTGGATGTCGGATCCAATCCTAAAAATGAACCATATTTTACGACGTCCGCCAGGGCTCGATTCTGCATGCCGAGCCACGGGCTCTGAATCATGTTTCCTTTCTCTGTCTGGAGGACTTCCGGATTGTCCGCCTGTTCGCCCAAGGTCCGCAGCATCCTGTGGGCCTTGATCCATACGGCCCAGGCGCAGCAATAGGCCGTCATAATCCCGCGATCGGACGTTGCCAACGCCCCCATTTTGTCGAGTTCCCGGACCAGGAACCGCCAGCAAATCCTCTCATCCCCCTTCAGTTCGCCGGGGCAAAGCGGGGCGGCTTTATGTACTTTCGGGCTGTTCTTGTTGATCGGCCGGTGCTCCCGGTTTCCCTCGACTATTCTTAGTTCCGTTGGTTTTGGCTTCCTGCCCTTCATGTTTGCCGGCTCCGGTAAAGAGGCCCAGTCGTTTGGCTTTTTCCGCCTTCGCCAGATAGGCCCGATGTCTTTCCTCAACGTCCGCCAAATCGGCCGCGATCGCCAGGCACGTTTTGAAATCGTTCAGCGCGAAGCTCTTTTGATACAGATGTTTTCGCATCCGGACGTGGTAGGCGTAGGATTCGTCCTCGTCCTGGTTCCCGTCCTCCACCCAGCGATCGAGAATCGCGGCGTATGCGGCGTTGATCTCCTCATTGCTCGGAGGCTTCGTTCCGTTTGCGTGCGCCTGGCGCGCGAGTTCCAGACTTATGACGGCCCTGGTCGCTCCCTTCAGGAGAGCGCTTTCGATGATCTCCGTCAGCTCCGGAGGCTCCGGGTTTTCACTTGGCATTGATCAGCAGCTCCTCAAACCAGCCTTTATAAAAATCGTAGAGCTCTTTGCTTGCCGTTATGGTCGTTTGCTCGGTCCGCGGGTTCGTCGTAAAGTTCGCGGATCCCTCGGCCACGGCCCAGAATTGTTTCGCGCTGTTTTGCACCAGCAGCAATTTGCAATGGTTTTTAAACATCCGCAGCCGGCCCTGATGCCTGCCGATGACCTGCAGGAGGGTCGCATAAACCGATGTCTCTCGCTTTGCGAAGTACTCGCCGGTGAAAAAAGTAATTTTTTTGATCAGACCGTCCTGGAGGTATTTGTCGAGCAGCTCGCAATCCTGCCGGCTCAGCGTCCAGGTCGATCCGTAGAAATCGTCAAACGGACCATGCCTTTCGATCAGCATGGTCAAATAGGAAACAGCGTCGACGTCGCCGGCCGAAATGATGTGATAAGAATGACCGGGCTGCAGCTCCGGGAAGATCTCCCGCAGGTTCTTCTCCCTTGCCACTCGCATCATTTCCAGTTTGGCGATCGCAATCGCGGCCGCCGCCGATGGCGGAACGTCGTCGATCTGATCGTCCGCCGGCCGCGCCAGCGTCAATTCGTCGGCGTCAAGGAGGCCCATCACACTGCCTCCTGGCGGCTTGCCTTCGCCTCATGATAGGTTTGTCCGTCCTCGAGGCGCGCCGGCTGTCCCGTGAAATTCTGCCATCGGATCACGATCACATCCGCGTAGGTCGGATCGTCCTCCATCGTGTAGGCGATCCGGTTTGCTTTCTCGCAGGCGATCGCGGTTGATCCGGATCCCCCGAACAAATCCATTATCACGTCCTCGGCTTTGCTTGAATTCATCAGCGCCTGGTTAATCAATTCCACGGGCTTCTGTGTCGGGTGGACGTATTCGTTCAGCGGGTCCCGTTTCATCGTCCAGATCGTGGTCTTGCCTTCGGTCTCCGCTTTCTTTTGCCTGCGCGCCCAATTGACCAGCTGCTCCTCGGACTTCTGGAAGTCCCAGGTCGTGGTTTTTGTGCGGTCCCCGTAGAACAGGGTTTTCTGTCCGCGTCGGCCGACATAGAAAAACGGCTCGTGCTTCCAGCGATAATGTCCCCATCCCATGACGGCCACGGGTTTGTTCCAGATCAGTTGGCTCCGGATTTCGAAGCCGGCGGCCACGATGGCCGTCTCGAATTCCTTCTGCGTTTGGCTGGCGTGGAACACGTACATTCCGGCGCCGGCTTTGGAGAAGGCCGCGTAATTCTTGAACGCCTCGTCGAGCAGCCGCTGGAATTCCAGAGACTCGAGGTTATCGTTCTCGATCGTGTTGTTTGTCTTTTTCCCCCTCCCTGAATAGTTGACGTTGTATGGCGGATCGGTGAAAACCATGTCGGCTTTTTGGCCGTTCATCAATTTCGCCACGTTCTCCGCTGCTCGGGCGTCCCCGCACATGAGGCGATGGCGGCCGAGGATCCAGATGTCTCCCTTCCGGCTCACGGGCGTTTCCGGGGCCGGAGGTATTTCATCGGGATCCGTATTGCCGGTATTTATGCCGGCGAAAAGCTCGTTCAATTCCTCCCGGTCAAAACCGATGAGGTCGATATCGTATCCGGCCGTTTTCAGATCCAGGAGTTCAAGGCTCAGCAGGTTCTCATCCCAGCCGGCGTTTAACGCCAGTTTGTTGTCCGCCAGGATGTACGCGCGAATTTGCGTTTCACTGAGACCCTCCAGCGTTATGCACGGGACCTCGGTGTAACCATTCCTCTTTGCCGCCAGGACTCTGGCATGTCCGGCGATGATCCCCCGGTTGACGTCGATCAGAACCGGAACGGTCCATCCGAACTCCTTCAGAGAGGCGCAGATTTGGTTTATCTGGGCCTCTCTGTGAGTCCGGGCGTTTTTCGCGTAGGGAATGAGCTCGTCGATGGCTGTCAGCTCGATTTTTCTGGTCAATTCCGCCACCAGCCCCCCCCCTTAAAAAAGCGGGCGTTTGAGGTCGGGTGCGCGCCCGGTCTTCCGCGGCCTGATACTTATAATCGACCTCCC